TTACCCGCACTTCGTTGCCCGTGTTGGAAAATTCCATAGAATTTTATTACTAAGGAGGAGGCTCATATGTTCCACCAGGAGGTATAGTAACCCCTGTAGGTGGAGTATCTGGTGGAGGATCCTGTTCTTCATCTGTCTCCAATGTTTCTCTTGGATCCATCAATAAAGAATATTGTGCATCCTTTGGTGCAAACATCTCTGCCCAGAATACCATCCTGATCGATAGATTCCCCACTACTGGTGCACTGTCTGTCATACTTACATTATTGATGAACACTTCCCAAAACCAGTTGTTTGCTGGATCACCTCCAGTCACTGCTGCAAAGTCATCATCTGCTAAATTGCTAACATCATAGACTTCTGCACTTGTCGCATAACATGTTAAGGTCTTGGTACAGTCAGATGCTGGTCTTCCACTGAATGGATTTGCTGTACTTCCATTGCATGCCATATGTTTGTGTCGGAATAAATTGTTTTCTTGCCATGCAGTTCTTGCATTAGTCAACATTGTTGTGATGATAGGAGTTCCTGTAATACAAGGAGTAATAATAATATTCGTTCCGAAATTGTCAATTCCAATAGAATGAAATGTTGCTGTAATCTTCGATGCATGTACTTTGTACTGTTTGAACCACTCACTCCATTGATCAAATCCCATTGGCTGATGGCCTCCAACTTGCCAATTGGGATCGTAGAGAGAGTTCCCTTGATAGTATAAATCTGACCACCATCTTGATCCTGCTGTTGCTGAGCTTCTGTCGATTAATACTAGGTTTTCTGTGTAGACAAATTTGGTGACTAATCTATATGGGACTGCTGCCCATTTTGTTCGCAAGGTCCATCGTCCTTGGTTTCTCGTTCTTGCAGAACCGTAGACAGGCATGAATAAATGTTGTTAAAATCGACGTCTACGAAATGACCGAAATCTACGACGGTACGCCGAAGGTCTGCGATATCTCGTTTGATATCTTCTATAGCGGCCGTAAGGCATGAAATCCTCTTGCCTAAATAAGCAAGTGTTATAATGTCTATATCGTCTTGTTCCGTGGTTGTTGAAATGAAATACTGCGAACTAGAATGCGAGTTCTGACAGGTATGTTTCGCCGAATAGAAGTTACGCCTACTTCAAGTTGAATAATCTGACATGTTGAATAACGGTTTGTCGTCATTCATTCACCATGAGTCGCTCATACTGCTTTACCTATAACATTCCTGCTGATTGCATTGATGAGACGGATCCCAACTTCAATGAGGGGGTTGCCCAGAGCGCCTATGATAACATATCAGGAATTCCGCATGTGCGCTACTGTGTTGGCCAACTCGAGAGAGCTCCAACGACGGATCAGATGCATATTCAGGGCTATATTGAATTATCGCGCCCAGTCTCCTTCAAATTTCTTAAGGAACAATCTGGTCTTCCTACACTACATTTGGAAAGCCGCAAGGGTACTAGAGCCCAGGCTAGGAAGTATTGCATGAAAGAAGAATCTAGAGTTGCTGGCCCATGGGAAACTGGAAAATTCGATGACGGAGGACAAGGTACACGTAGTGATCTTCGATCGATGTATGAAGCGATCAAGAGCAAGCCTTCGATTGCTGATGTTGAATTGCTGGAAAACTTCACTAATTCGTTTCTCCGTTATCCCCACGCCGTGACAACTATTCGTAGGATTACCCAAGCCCAAGACGAGAGGAAAGCGCCTGAAGTTCGACTCTGGCTCGGACCACCAAGATGTGGCAAAACTTCTGGGTGCATATCCTACAGTAAAAATCTTGGTCGAAAAGTCTACATCAAATCTCCCGACCAGTGGTGGCCAGACTACAACGGAATCGATGATATCGTGCTTGACGATTTCTACGGATGGTTACCGTTTCACTTTCTCCTACGACTCCTCGATAAATATCAGTTTATCGTCAATACCAAAGGAAGCCATGCCTCAGTCAACTCAGCCACTATCCATATCACGTCTAATAAATTGCCTAGAGAGTGGTACACCGAGGAAACCAGAGCCAAGTACGATTTCACTGCTTTGTACAAACGAATCAATGCCATCACCATCTGGAAGTCAAGAGGAGAAGAACCTGAAGTAATTAGTACTCAGGCTGACTTAGATTTGTTTTTTGATATAATATGAATATATCTCTTTTCTTATTATGTCTCTTTTTCTAAAAGATCTGTCTTTCTTATACCCCACTAAAATGCCAAACTAGGGCGAGGACACGCCGCAGCCCGAAACAAAAAAGGTGTGTCTACACTTTGCCCCGCCTATTAGAAAATAACAGAGGAGGCGGGGTCCCCGGAGCGGCAGCGAGGGGGTGCCGACGGGCCATCGTTAGATGCTTTCACTATTGGCGCCTGCCAATGCTGGTGACCCTGCATAGGTCACCAGAGGGTGGTGGGTGGGAAATTTCGCGGAAAATTTTGCTTCGAAGTGCGGACAGTATTACCCGCACTTCGTTGCCCGTGTTGGAAAATTCCATAGAATTTTATTACTAAGGAGGAGGCTCATATGTTCCACCAGGAGGTATAGTAACCCCTGTAGGTGGAGTATCTGGTGGAGGATC